TGAACCGGTAAATACATGGAGGTTTCCCATTCGTTTGGTTGAACCGCCAGAATCCTTGACCTAATATGAGGAAACAAGTATCGTTTTATACATGGCTTGAACTCTCGGAATCTCTTGGATGCGTTTAGGATATCATAAGTGACTCTCATTCTCTTGATATCGTCTTCGTTATCCAGGAGAGCAAACTGCATCAATTTCCTAAGAAAAATAATCCTGTACTTAACTGGTAAGTAATGTAGGTTTAATCCAAGGAATCCATCCTCGTATTTGTCCAACACCAGAACCAAAGGGAATTTATCATAATATGGCAACTCATGTTTCAACTTTGGATCATACAAAAAGTAATATAACTTACCTTTGACAAATGTTCTAACGAATCTACTTTTCTCTTGACTAATGCCTTTAGCCAATTTGATTGGATTTCTAAGGTCGGCTACTTTTTTGGTGTACCATGACATCGACTCACGAGACAATTTTTGTAAATTGGCCGCTGAGTGTTCTTCAGTAAGTGTAGTAAGTATTGATTCCATTAGAGTATTTAGTTAGAGACCAAGATGGTCTTCTGTAATGACTCTGAATTCCCAGCCACGATCCATACAGTATTCGTTGGCTGCTTTCCATTTAGCCTCATTAACTCCCCAGGTGGCTACTTCGTTAATGAATTTCTTTGTTACTCTTTTCTGTGGTTTAGGTGGTTGAGTTTGGTACTTTGGTTTGACCTCAAGCATCAAAGTTCTCTGTTTACCATCTTTGCCTTTGATTTTCACTATAAAATCAGGAAAGTATCGGTGCCAACGATTATCTACAGGTGACACATAAGGCACGATTAATTCTTCAGAAGCCCAAGATATTACTGAGTCATTACGGTCGAGCCAATCCATGACACGGCACTCCCACGATGAGCGGTAAGTGATGTTTCGATAGTCCCCAATATACTTTTGAGGATTGGTAGGTGTGAATCGTCCTGAATATGCCATAAATAGTATGTATATCAATTTTTATAGAAGAAATTAATGGCCATTATTTCAATTCCAACATCAGTTGCAGGTGTAGCGTTACCCGGATCATTAGGTGGTCTGGCTAAAGGACCTTTGAGTGCTTTGTTTGCGGGTAATGGCGTTCAAACACTTCAATATCCATCCGATTTAGCAACTGATCCGTCCAGAGCACATTACATACAATTTTCCATTAAAGAAATTGTACCGGCAGGTTGGACTTCTACTAATGGAGTCGTTTCTGGTGCTAAAATTGGTGCAGGAGGTGCTAATGCTGTTAAAGCTGCAGCATCATGGGCCGCATCCACAGTTTCTGGTGCTGCAACATCGGTTAATCAATCCATAGTTAATAATGTTCCTGGCGCTGCAATAGTTGAAAATGCTTTGTCTGAAGCTTCTACAATAACTTCATCATCTGTGGTAGGACAAACTTTAGCTCAAGGCATAAATTCGGTAGAAAATTCAGTTTCTAGTGCATTTTCTTCATTTATCAATACGCTATCATCAACTACTATAGGTCAAAGCATCAAAGAAGGATTGTCAATTACTCCACAAACCACAAATCCTCGTGCAGTAATATCGTTATATATGCCAGATACACTCAACGCTGGTTACCAATCATCATATGATACACCATCATTACAAGATGCTTTTGGGTCAACAATACAAGGTATTAGGTCTTTAGTTAAAACTGCTGGACAATTTGCTGAAGGTGCTGATTTAAAAAGTGTAATTTCTAGTGATCCAGGTGTCATAAACCTTCAAGCAAAAGCCATTGGTGTTGGAGCAGGCCTTGCTGGTGGAAATGTAGAACTCACACAATCTCTTGTATTGCAGGCACAAGGTTATGCAATTAATCCACAAGTTCAGATGTTATATAAAGGTATTGACTTGAGGAGTTTTCAACTCTCATTTACCTTTACTCCAAAATCTGCTGATGAGACAGAACAGGTTGATAAAATCATATCCACATTCAAGTATTATTTCTCTCCAGCATTACAAGCAGGTGCTCAGACTCAAACGGATGCCATGTTTCTTATTCCACCAGCATTATTTAATGTAAATTTTATGATTAATAGCGTTGAAAATAGATATTTGCCAAAATATGGTGATTGTGTATTAGAGAATATGGAAGTAAACTATGCACCAAATGGTTGGTCTTCTTTTGAGAGTGGTGCACCAGTTCAAACAACTTTATCTTTGAGTTTTAGAGAAACACAAATTATCGATAAGGCTAAGTTACAAAACGGAGATTTGAGATAATGTTTTACTTTAATTCGTTTCCAAAAGTAATCACAACCGATTACAATGGTAATGGTATCTTGCTTACCAATATCATTAAGAGAATTAATTTTATACCAGGATTATTGAGTAATCCTTTGTTGTTGTATAAGTATGACTTGCAAGAAGGTGATACACCAGATATTGTAGCGAATAAGTATTATGGAGATTCATACAGATATTGGTTGCCTCTGTTTGCTAATAATATTATGAATCCACAATGGCAATGGCCAATGGATTCAAATGTATTTGATTCATATATTCAAAACAAATATGCTGAGGCCGCAGCAGCCGCAAATGTTTCTAGTGTATTATCTTACACTCAAAGCACGGTTTACCAATATACAAAAACAATTCAAACTGTTGATAGTTACACATTAAATTCAAATTCAACAACGATTGTGATAGATGAACCTACATATAATTCCATGGTAACTGGAACAACAACATCTACTTTCCCCAATGGTGCTACAATAACACAAACAATCACCAAAAATGTTGTAAGTATCTATGATTATGAATTGGAACAAAACGAATCTAATCGTTCAATTTCTCTCATCAATTCAATCTATACATCACAAATAGAATCACAGTTTGCATCACTAATGAAGTTATAATATGGCTGATACACAAGTACCATTAACGCCAGGTATACGGGCACCGCAGAATTATTCGGTAGCCAGTTTAAATATCATCACAGCCACAGGCATAATGGATTTAAAATTGATTGCTGCCGAATTATCATACCAAGAAGATTTGTTTAATAATACGGCTTCAGGTTATCTTTTGGTAACAGATTCGATGAACTATGTTCAATCTTTGAACTTGAATGGTAATGAATACCTTCAAATGGTCTTTAGTACAAGTGGTGACACCTTTGAAGAAATCAGTAAGATATTCCGAATCTATAAGATGGCCAAGAGGAAACTTGAAGGCAATATGTATACTATTTCATATTGTTTGTATTTCTGTTCTGACGAAATGATATTAAATGAACAATATAAGGTATGTAAATCTTATCCTAATCAACCTATTTTCTCAAATGTGGCAGATATTTTATTGAATGAATTAAAAGTACCTGTTTCTAAGATAGCAAACATAGAACCAACATATGGTAATTATGATTTTGTGATACCAACAATCAAGCCATTTGATGCCATTAACATGATGTCAGTATATGCAAGACCATCTACCGGAACTGTTGGTGCAGATATGATTTTCTTTGAAGATAAGAATGGATTTAATTTTAGATCCTTACAATCTATGATGCAAGGTGATAGTTACCACGATTATGCTTACAATCCAAAAAATACTGATCCTAAAAATTTAAATTCAGCACTATATAATGTTTTGACATATGAGATTTTAGATTCATATGATGTATTGAATGGTGTCAATTCTGGTGCTTTTGCAAATCAATTGTTGTCTATTGATATATTGACAAGGACAAAGAAAGTAACCAACTTTGATTATGGTTCTTATATAAATGAGGGTTATACATTGAATGGATACCCCCTGATTAATCAGTTTCAAGATAGATACGGAAATGAATTAAATCGATCTTCACAAGCTGTTTATAAGTTGATTTTTTCAAATTTTCAACAAAACAGTTCAACGTATGTCAAAGACCAAGATAATGGTTCAGTAGCACATAATATTAATGCTGAGACTTACATACCGTATAGAACAGGACAATTAGCTTTGGCCAACTATACAAGATTAAAAATATCGATTCCGGGTGATTCTAATATGACAGTAGGTAGAGTGGTAGGTTTTTCATTAGGTAATATTAATCCAAATAGTGAAGATCCAGATAGTTTCTATGCTGGTAATTATTTGGTCACAGGTGTTAGACATTTGATTGATTTTATCAGGTTAGAATATAAAACTATAATGGAAATTTCAAAAGATAGTACACCAACACAATATGCTTCACCTGATAATACATCATCATTATGGCAACAACTTGCACAAGGAACTATAAATGGCTAAAGACGTAATGAACTTTGCCGGCCTGAATGGATTTGTTTGGTGGGTCGGTGAAATTGAAAATAGAGATGATCCGTTAATGTTAGGTAGATGCCAAGTTCGTATTTTTGGTTGGTATGATGCTGGCCAAATACCAACAAAAGATTTGCCATGGGCACATCCAATGTATCCATTAAATAATTCTAAAACTTTTTCTTCTCCAAATGTAGGAGAATGGGTTATTGGTTTCTTTATGGATTCACAGAATGGCCAAATGCCAATCATGATGGGTCTTTTACCAGGTATTATAGAGGATAAACCAAATGAGTAGTTTAGTTGCAACACTACCTTCAGGAGTAACGAGATCAAATGTATCTGTGCCAAGAATTGCACAAGGTGTGGTCAATGGTACAATGATACAACAAATGAATAATAAATTATCTCATGCCTGTGATTTTGCCAACGAATTAAAAAAGAACAAACAACTTAAAAAGTTTTTAATTGCTCAGGCAGCCGAAATACAAAAAGCAATTCGTGCTGTATTGAGATTTTTAGGTGTTGGTGATCCTAGTGGTACCTTGTCTGCTACAGCAACCTGGTTAAGAGGTTTGGCCAATGAAATTTTAGATTGGAAGAAAAGAGTTTTAGATCCAATTTTAGATTTTACTAAGGAAGTTGCTGGATTTGTAGTATGGGCTACAGGAATGATTGCCTATATTAAAAGTTTACCAGTAAGAGTGCTTGCTTTGTTGGAATCTTGTTTATTGAAAATACTTAATGCTATAGCAAATATTATGAATGATGTTTTTGCAACAGTTGAAAATCCTTTTAGTGAAGTTGCTGCAGCTGTCAAACAAGTTACTTCAGCTGTAGGTTCAACTGTTAAAGAAATTGCTATAATTACGGCAACTACGGCTGCAACTGTACAACTGGCAAATCAAACTTTATCAACAGCAACAACTAAAGCTCAAGGTGTTGCGTCTTCAGCAAACACTTCACTTTCTAGCAGCCTTACTACAAACACATCTTCGGTTTCTAATAACCTTGATATGATTTCACAATTAACGCCAACTAGTGTCGCATCAGCAAATGCAGCCGTGTCAATGATTATAAGTACTATACCAAGTGCTGCTAATGTGGCATCACAAAATACTCAAAGTAATTCTAGTAAAAAGAGTACGCCATAATGTCTACTAAACCATCATCAGACAATTCGTGGACAGAACCGGAATCAGCTGCCAATACTGACTATCAACCAGTTTATCCTTTTAATCATGCGACTGTGACAGATTCTGGTCACTCTTTTGAATTGGATGATA